ATAACATTTAATCTGTCTTGATCGCTTAACAAGAATTTAAGTTCTGCTTGATAGTTAGCATGCTCTGCATGATCTTGTAGCTGCACAATATTAACGTGGCAATTAGCAAGCACACCTTTTTCTTGTAATTCAGTAGCAGCAATTCTGTGAATCACTGGTCCGATACTTACGTGAAGTGCCTGAAACTCAAACTCCTCTTTGGGAATGGTTCCTGTTAGACCCCATCGTAGTGGAATCTTTGCCATTGGGCCTGTAAGCAGAGTTTTAAGTGCGTCTGCTTTTGCCTGATGTACTTCGTCTACAATAACACAAACAACATCTTCTAAAAACTCACCAATGGAAATAGGTGCTTGTTGATTGCGGGTTGCTTTTAACAGCGAGTTAAGTGATTGCCACGTACAAATAGTATGCGTCTTACCAAACTCTTTTCTATCACCGTAAAACACACCAACGTCTAATTGCATGTTGATGTAATCCTTTTCGGTTTGCGTTACCAAACTCTTGTTAGGTACAATAACAATCGATCGTCCGTATTGTTCAACACGCTGACTTAGAGCTGCTGTCATGATGGTTTTACCGGCACCTGTAGCAATCTCTTGTAGCGACTGTGGATTCTCCAGAAAGTTATTGACCACTTCAATTTGGTAATCGCGCATTTCAATAGGACTACCTTCTGCAGGGTGGCCTTTGGGCCATGTGATGTGAGAATAACTGCCTTTCTCTACACGTTCAAATTCAAATACTGTGCGATATTCTCGTTGGTCATCAACAGCAACATCATAATTATATTCTGCCAAGATAGGCACAATATCTGGCAACAGATTGACATATGTACTACCACCAAGTTGAAAAAACGCGACCTTGCCATCCCAACGTCCTAAACGAACGGCTGGCAAATATCGTGCATGTGGGACAACATATTTAAATTTGTTCACGAGTTTCTGTCGTGCTGAAAGATCCAATCCTTCAATCTTAACGTTCACTTCATCTTTAATTATTAGTCGTGCTAGTTTCATCAATATACTTGGTAAATGAGTTAACCAACATTGTATTATATTTGTCTGTTGTTGTCAAGTGATGTGCGATAATATGATATCTGGGATAATCAGAATCGTTTAAGACACAATGAGAATTTGCAATATTTAAGATGTAGGAATCGCCTTTGCTAAATGGAACTACACCATAATCCTCAAAAACAAAATCACATTTTTCTGGTTGCGTTATGGAAATATTTACAGGATACAATCTACCAGGCGGCGCAACATCGCGATGCAAAAATATGTGACCGCCTGGTTCCAATTTCATAACACGCAATCGTTGGAAGGTATTTCCAAACCAGTGATTGGAAAAGAAATCAACGGTGCGTGGCATATATTTTATTGCCTCGCTGGTCCAGGTATATGGTCTGTTATCATTGTAATATTGATCTTCACGAGTGGCATCATAAGATTTACCATGAATACAGAAACCTTTCCATCCCTGATGTTCAGCATAAGATTCGCGATGTTCCACAAAATACTGTTCAATATTTTTGATTTCATCATGAATTACATCTGTGGGGATTGTGATGTCAAGTTTCATATACGGAAACCCAGATTGGTTTATGATCCATTCTGATGTAACGTTTTCTTGACAAATACCGATAAAATCAAAGGTATTTGCTTTACACTTATTGACAACCATTCTGGTTAATTGATTTTTTGAATTCATTTAATTCTTCTCTGGTTGTGGTTAATAGTGTATACTTATACGTATCGACATTTGAACCCCACACATATCCTGACGGTTTGTTGTGTGCTATCCATTTGACTAAATTGTCGTTATTAAACGATATATGTATTTTTGATTTTGCGTGTTTCCATATTGTTCCAAAATCTTCAATCTGATATTGTGCTAATACTTCAGTAAATTTTGCATTAACAAAATTTACGAAATATTCCTGTTTCATTAATCGGATTGATTCTTCTTTGCTTCTGACACGCAACTCGCCCAGATTGTAATGTCTGACGTTGTGTTTCTTGATGAAGTTAAAAACAAACAATCCCAGATTTTCTCCATCCCAGTAATTCCATAACTCTTGTGCATATGTGATTTGCATTTTGCTTATGTCAACCAAATTGATTGTCTGGATATTGTGTGCTATGGCCGAAAACATCCAGAATTGGCCACTGGCTGGTGTTGTTATGACCGATTCTTCTGACACAGCCCAGGGCTCATTGTTGAATATCCAGAGTTGATTTTCAGCCAATTCCAGATAAGATCTATTAAATTCCATCCACTTTTGTAATTGTTCAGCATCGTAGATAAAATGTTTCAGTCCTCTTATCTTATTATTAAAGTTGACTGCCACGCCGGCTTTTTCAATAACAGATGAGATTATTTTTTCACCAAATCGTTTACCTTGAATATATTTAGATCCAGCTTTTTCCTGAAGAACCAGCGGTGTGTAATCGTGATGAATATTATTTTGGCTTCGAACAACATTTTTGCCTTCAAAATCCGAAATATCAAAATCATTCTCCTGGACCAATGATAAATCCAGATAAAAACACTGATCATGCAGATAATAATATTCTTGCTCGTTTAATGGATCTGTTAAATGACCAACCAATCCTTTATGTGGATAGGTTTTAATGCTTTTACAAAATTCTTTGAAATCATAAAAGACTGTTCCTGCCTTTATGAACAACCCGTAACTGTATTGTTTTTCTACGGCTTCACAGTATCCGTCTGACCAAGATGAACAGATAATAATTTCTTGATGCGGGGTTAATTCACCATAGTATCCAAAGTTAATTGAAGCAAGTGTCTGATTTAGATAATTTCCGTCCAGTACAATAATAGCTATTCTTGACACAGTATTAATCTCTTGGGTAAGATATTATTTTTATATCGTTCAATTAAATTGTCTACATCAGGTATGTACCCAACTGGAATTACTTTAAACATTTCTTCAGGCGTCCAATCAGATAAATTCCAGAAGTCACACCAGTCCTGTTTGTATTTCTGGAACCATTCATTAAATTTATTCAGGTCTTTGCCTTGAAGGTAATCTTTATCAATAATACTAACAAAAAAGTTAGGTTTTAATATATTCCAAGGTTTGGCCAATTCGCACAGTCGAGTGATGTCAGACGGTTCATTATCCATAAAATACCTGTATGGAGTTTTCCCCAATTCTTGCCATGACATATATAAGGTTCCTTTCTTGATATTGAGTGTTGCATATTTTAAATATGATCGATCAAAATCTTTTTCCAATAAACCAGACTTTTCTCGATATTCAAATCCTATACGATTTGGTGGAACCAGTCCATTTATCAATTCTTCAAGTCGATGGATGGTTTCATGGAATTGCAGATAGTCAGGATCCCCATCATAGTTTTGTTCATATATTTTATGAACAAAATTTAGATATTCTTGATCTATAATTTTAGGTTTATCAATATCAAGATTGAGTTTAGATGCGTATTCATATAGACGATCTACCACAAATTCATTGTCTCGATATATTGCTCCGAACGGATTATCCCAGGCCTGAGTGGGCAAATCGACATTTTGTAAAAATCGCATTGATTTGATTACAAAATCTGACGGGGGGATATTATTTAAGACAACATCAATGGATGGTAAATCGTCCCATATAATTTTTAATTTAGTCTCTGTTGTCATTATCGTCTACTACCGTAATAACTTTCTTGGCAATGTGTGCTAGTGCTTCGTAATTAAATGCTGTTCCTGGCATATACACTACACAGTCAACTCCATGGTCTAATGTATAATTATCGCCATCTTTGCTAAAGACATGATAATCGCCAATGCCGCCCGCTGTGTTTCTGAAATCTGCTAAACTTACAAACTTTTCAGGAACGAGTGTTTGTTGTTCTAGTCTAAAATTTTCAGCATAATCAGCGTACTGCTTATGTACAACAAAAATGTCGTTATCTGTTTCTCTAAGCCACTGTTTAACCAATTTGATATCGCTCATATTAATACGCACTTCGCGTTGACAAGCAATTCGTCCAATATGATATCCATATTTCTGTGCCACATAACTTTGTAGCGCATCACTTAATGTAACTTCTAATCCAACTAAATCTCTAATTGTGTTAAGAGTAATCTCATTAGGTGGCAAGGCACGCAACAGTCCAGGACTTAGATTGCTCACCATATAGCCATCTCCATGTAATTCGGCATATGGACACCAATCAAATTCATCTCCAGGGATGCTATCTACAATATCCTGAACTGATTTGTCAACAGAAAACTCATGCTCCTTGGCATAAAAATACAAGTCACGTATTAGTGTTGGGTACGCCGTACCACGCCATACTCGTTCGTCTCTATCCCAGTGAATATACTCATGGTGTGCCGAGGATAACATTAATCCGTAGTCATGACCGGCATCTTGAATTACTGTACGCAAGTCAGCAACTGCGTCCTTGTTAAATGGAAAACGAAGTTTAATAACATCGCCTTCAATATCGTCTTCAATCCACAACAACGGGGCGTAATTGGGGTCAAACTCTACAGGGCCTTGGCGCCACTTCTTGGCTAGGATATCTTCATCTGTGAGTGTTTTTTGGCTCTCATTATAGATCTGTTTACGATATTTATGAACGATCTTTTCCCATAGATCGTTTTGCTTAACAGTGAGCGGGCGATTGTCATTGATGAAACGAGCGACATTTTCCATGAAGTTAATATCATAGCGACTAAAGCGTAAATTCTCACGCATCCATAGATGTGCTGTTTCTCTATCTATAACTTTTCGTATCATAACGATATTATAACATAAAAATAAAAAAGGCGCAAGAGTATTTCATCTTGCGCCAACAAACTAGAGAACTTTAGGAGTTCAACATAGCATATTGTGTTCTCTAGTCAAAAACTTCCTTTTTTAATATCTCAAAACTATTGTGGTTTATGGGTTCATCTGCAATAATGTCGCTATTATTTTCTTTTGAAATATTTTCCTCCAATTTTAATAATTTTTCATAATAATCGGATCTATATTCTTTCTTGAACTGAAAATAATATTTCCCATTAAACCCAAAATACAATGTCTTTAATCTGTCATCAATAGTTAGGTTGTTTTCTTCGGCGTACTTGTAAAATCCTTGTGAATACACCGGATAAAATGGATTCAGATACAGCATTAATTGATCGAACTCAATATCGTTTATGATAATCTTTTCTAATTCAATCGCCAAATCTTCAACAATTGTGTTACCATCAAGTCTAGTATCCAAATCTGTTTTACCATAATGCTCAATTACCAAGATATTATTTTCTAATAATTTTTCATTATCGATGTCTAATTCTACAACAGAATGCACATTATTGTCAACAGGTTCATATTTGTTATTGTTTAAAAAAATGTTATATAAAGGTGCCTTGTTGTTAGCTTTGAATAATTTTAAAAATATTTGTATCTTCATTTTGTGTTTTTAATCCACCAAGCTCTCTATCAAACTGAAAGTTGTCAGATAGCTCATACGATTCTAGATTTTGATATTCTCTCCATTTCATTAATATCAAATTTGCCTGATAGTTTGAATTGTAGAAGTTGTATCCTAACTTTTTAATTTTTTCTTCTAGTATAATTCTTCTTCTGATTCTTTCTTTAAACGTAAGTGTTGGATTCTTTTTATATACCCAACTACTAACATGACCAGAGTTAGTTATGCCCAGATCATCCTTGTGATCATATAATGGGGTACCTGGAAATATCAAGAGCGTGGTCCCTAATTTAACTTCTTCAATCACGCTCTGATACTTCTGGTATCGTTCGAACATGTCTAATGTTTCTTGAAAATCTTGTTCAGTTTCAGTTGGGTAGCCTACAATCATGAGCATTCTGATTTTTATACCACATCTGTGAAATTGTTCCATTGAATAATCCAGATCTTCCTGACTAAATCCTTTCTTCATGTGATCTCTAACACTAGATGAACCGCTCTCAATTCCTACCCATAGTGTTCCAATACCAGAGTCCTTCATTTGATCAAATACTACTGGAGGCATGTGTTTTTCGCCTCGTATAATAAAATGTCCATCATAGGTAAACTTTTTATTTTCTGGTAAATTTTTTCTAAAGTCAGACAATCTCGCAACCATGTCAGCAAATGCCCGGCGGCTACCATTCATCAGGCTATCAGTAAACACAAAGTTTTTTACCTGGTATTTTTCAATACCCTGAACAATTTCATTAGCAATACTTTCACCTGAACGATATGTAAACTTATTCCATTGGCTGTTAACATCACAAAATGTACATTTTCGAACACAACCTCTGGAACCAGTTATAGGCAGCATGATTTTGCCATAAAAGTTTTCATAGGAAGGAAGATCATAATCACTATAATCAGGATAAGGAAGTGATTCAATATCTAAAACTTGTATGGGATTGCTGTTATTGATACCAGGATATGAGGTATTCCCGTTCAGTAATTCTATCAGACTTATTTCACCTTCTCCAGTAATGTAATAATCGATTATTTTTTGATCTATTAGGTGCTGAAAAAACTCCGGGCCCGCTGTGGTAGTTACTCCACCACCACCAACAACAATCTTAATGTCTGGGGCAAGAGCTTTGATCCTCAAACTTAGAAGTTTAGCAGGTCGATAACTGTCAGTGCTGAATACACTGAACCCAACCCACGATGGAGACAGATCTACAATTTTTTTAGCCCAAGTTTCAAAAAAACGATCGAGTTCCTTAAACAACCGATGGTTATGAAAATTATAATTTTCACAATATCCATCAATCTGAGACAGGGTATCTGGATCAGCTGAGTACGCTTTTTCCAATTCAAGATTTAGATCTATCAAAGAATTGCTGAAACCGGCAGCGTTTAGGCATCCCTTAATAGCTGCTGGCCCAGCGGGAGTAAATCCAAACTCTGTGTTTATTCTAGGCAATACTACTATAACAACATCCATAGTAGTATTTAATTCAGTATGATATCAAACACTAGTTTTCATACAAGTTACTGCTGCCATGTCTTTCCAACGTTCTGGGCTCACTTTGATCAAGTCAGCTAACTTTAATGCCATACGCAAGCTCATTTCGCGAAGTGAGTCTTTATTCTGTTCCATAAATTCAATCACCTGCTCACCTTCGTTGCCTTGAAAATAATATGCTTCAAACAGATCGCCCTTACGGTGAATTTGTTTGATACGCAACAGTTTATCGCGCATGGAATCCAGAGTTAGGTCAATATAATGACAGCGACTCTGAAGTGCTTCCAAGTGATCCTGCAGCTTCTTGCTACGCACATGGTCAAACTTCAGGTTAGTAATAAAAATTACTGCGCCGTGGAAATCAAAGCGGTCTGGGATACCCTCACGGCGCAGTAGCGAGCTATCCGCATTCCAGTGGATAGTGCGCTTCTTCCCAGAATCAAGGGCCGCCTTAAGCAAATTCAGTGACAGATCATCAAGCAGGATACTGTCGCAATCATCAAACACAAGCACATTTCCAGAATCAGCATGACTGTAGAGTGTGGCATACAAGCCAATTGGAGTCATGGCACCTTTGACAACTTCATATTTAATTTTACTGCTTGATAGACGATCGAACATTGATGATTTTTCAAGTTGGCGTTGGACACCATACGATTTACCTACACCCGGTGGGCCAACCACAATCATGGCACGAACATCACTATTGATTGCTGCTCGCGTCATTTCTTCTAAAATTTCGAATCGAGTTTCGATACGATCCATGACTTGTTCGTCAGTTTCAGCATCAACCTGGACGGGTGCTGGAGAATCGATCAATTGAATGTTTGTTTCATCAACTTTTACACGAAGTGTATCACGACTTACGTTCATTGTTTCGTTAGGACGAACAACAATGTAGGATCCTTTTTTGCCGTGTTGCAAAGGCTTTACCATTTCTAAATTTTGATTGTGCATGACTTGTACAGATCCGTTGTCTGCACGATACGAACCATGTGAAATCAGAACATTCATTTTTGAACTCCTTTATGCTGTGTTGAATAGATCGTTATTTTACTGGCTGAAACAAAAAATGTCAATTACTGATTTTGTTGTTTTTCTACAACAACATTTAATGACTATCAATCCATTAATTATACTCAAAAAAATAGGGTCTGTCAAGACCCTATTTTACTTCGGAAGTTAATGTTTATTAACTGCCTGAAATTGCTGCACGAATTGTGTCAATAGTAACATTAGACGAATCAAGATCCGGATCGATATAGTATTCGCATGTCAGTGTAGATCCATCACCAATCAAATAGTGCCATTCGCCAAGTTGACTTCCGTCAATTACTTCACGGGTCGGCACATCACCATCGACTGGAGAAATAGAAACATTACGTTTTCCATCTGATTCTGCGGTATTGATATTAAGATCTGCGTAAGAATCTGCTGGTGCAGTTACCAGAACCACGTCATCTACATTTATTGGGGTTGGCAGGCTTGATTCATTTGTTTCATACCCAACATAATTACCTTCCAACATACCAAAATATGCTTCACCATTTGAAACTGATACACTAATAGGAATCCATCCAGTTACGCTAGTGTCTATATCAAATGTAAACATTTCATAAAGGTCATCAGTTTTTTCTGTTCCTGTTGGGGTGTTAGTGGTAACTGTACCATTGTGTACTTCGTTACCATTGACAGATACCGCAAGACTGACATCACCAGATGCAGCATATGCTTTACCTAAAAATTTTACTGTTCTTGTAGCCATTGTAATACTCTCCAATATAAAATACTTACCAATATTTATCGATAAATGTGTCGTTTAGTTCGTGCAGCTTGGGTTTCCCGTGAAAAACTGCAATACTGGTGTCTGCGGGGACATTTGTGCCTGTTCCTGGCGTATGATGCTTACGGGTTTCAATATTATATCCACCGTCAACCAATTCCCAACGCCAACTTTTAACACGGGTTTCATCAAAAAACTTTTTCTGTTCTTGTGGAATTTGTCGATCAATGAAATTTTGATCTCCGTGCAGTCGATTCATGTAAGTTTCAGGACTAATTTTGAACTCGCTCCAAACATAATTGAATTTGTCAGTATTAAAATACATAACGCTAGAATTTAATTCTCTGCGCCTTGGATTAAACAAATAACGAAAATCCCGTATACCCCAAAAGTATTTTGTATCTAAATCTAATATCCAACTTAAATCACCTGTTATTGCAACATCTAAATCAAAATAAATGAGTTGTCCATTGAATTGTTTGCGATCAAATAATTGAGTTTTATACCACCAACCTTTTCGACAATTATACTTACGCATGTCTTGTAAAACATGCTTTATATATGGAGCAGGAACCGGTCTTTCTTCTTCTGTATAAACGTGTAGTGTAATTGCACGTTTACCAAATCCTCTCTGTAATCCGCGATATAACTTATGCACATATTCAAAGTCGTATGCATCGCCATGTATCACGCACGCACAATCGATCACAATACACCTTCTAAACGCTTATACCATAGTCCGGCACGAATTTCATCAACAGTGTATTCTGTATGTGCAATTTCAATAAACCATTGCTCTCTGTTGACTTTATACGGCATTGCTAAGTCTCTTAATTCCATCGACACAGGATATGCTAAACTCGTTTCATTTACAATTATGGGACAGCCCGCAATAGCACCCTGTATTCCTGGACCACTATTGTAATTTATCAATGCATACCAATTGTGGCACAAATCAAAACTATCGTATGTTCCAGTGACTTTTTTAGGCATTTCAACTACAACATCATGAGGTAGTTTATCCATGTTAACTTGACAACGAGGATGCGGGCGTATTATTACTGGACGATCGGTATATTCTCTAAGGTTGTAAAAAGTTTTTACTACCCAGTTTTCAATATCAATACCTTTGACTTGTTCTGAACTTCTGTGTTGCATTGCAATACAAACTTTTCCGTTATTATTGGTTTGCGCCGGTGCTAGTGTTAGTCCAAGTTGAGCAGGTCTATCTGGGTCTAAATTTTCTGTATGCCCGTAATACCCAAGTGCATTAATATTATTGACAGCTACTTTCCAGGTATTGCCGCGGCTCAAAGCGCCTACATCAATTACAATAACAGGTTTATCATGATGTTTGTAATGTTCATAAACACGCTGGTTGCTCGTTAATCTTCCAGACCACAATACGCTCCATATTACGGCATAATCGCAATCCATCCCATTTTCAATGGGTAGCAGTCCTACTTGTTTGCAACTTTTTAAAAAAGCATCTATTACTTCTTTTCCATTAAGTGCAATAGATCGTGGAAAGTATCCTATAGTTTTTTGAGCCATAAATATTTCAATGACAAGTTATACAATAGTTACAACATTTCATCAAGCAGGTTATGATTTATACGGTAAACGTATGATCAATTCGTTTTTAAAGAATTGGCCTGCCACAGTAAAGTTATACGTCTACGCAGAAAACTGCTCAGTTACAGAGTCTGCGCCAAATCTAAATGTATTTAACTTAGAAGACGCTTCACCAGAATTAGTTGCGTTTAAGCGTAAATGGCGTGCTGTTCCTAAAGCAAATGGCGATGTATCTGATGATCCTGTACGCTCTTTGCGTAAGGATGCCGGTAAAGGATTCAAATGGGACGCCATTCGTTTTGCGCACAAAGTATATTCGATATTTCACGCAGCAAAACATACTGATTCTGATTACTTGATCTGGATGGATGCAGACATGGTGTGTCATAGTCCTATTGCCCAGGAAGACATTGATCGTTTAATCAACGGCGATAGTGATTTGTATTACTTGGGCCGTCGTGGAAAGTTTTCAGAGTGTGGCTTATATGCTATTAATTTACGTTCTGGACGATCGCAAGACTTTCTAAAGTTATTTCAACAATATTACGACGATGCAGAAAATGGTATTTTTACATTAGCAGAATGGCACGATAGTTTTGTGTTTGATGCTGTTCGTAAACAGTTGCCACTTACGCAAAAAGACTGGAGTGAAGGGATTGTTAAGGGCGAAGGGCACCCACTTATTAATAGTGAATGGGGTGCATACCTGGATCATTTAAAAGGGAAACGCAAACATCTGGGGCGCAGCAAACCCAAAGATTTGTTAATAAAACGATCAGAAGCATATTGGAATGAAACAATTAACCATTGAAGACGTAATTAATGCCGCAGGCGGAATAGACAAGGTCCATGAAATTTATAAAAATTATGGAAACCGTTATTTTGAAGATGTATATCTTCACAAACCTATTATTCAAAAACTCAGAGCAGCACATCACTTAGGACTGCATCATGATGGCCCAAGGAAAAAAATACTAGACATTGGCACCGGTGCAGGTTGGTGGCCGTTTATTTGCGGATTGTATGGTCACAATTGTGTGGGCACAGATTTCGCTAATCGCCCAGAATATGATGCTGGATATCAACTTTTGGGCATCAGTGTGCCAGAGCATATGGTATATGCTATGCAACCCGTTAACTTTCCAGGAACATATGATATTATTACTTCATTTAGGGCATTTTTCCCACAACGCCCGCAATCCTGGAGCAAAGAAGAATGGAAATTCTTCTTTGCAGATATCCAACAGTATCTGAACTCAGACGGATTTTTATTTTTAGGCACCAACTCTGGTAGCAAATTAGACAAAAGATTCAAATCATTGCCTGCAGAGGAAAAATCACACTGGGGTCACAAAGAGCTAGACAAATGGTTCGCAGATTACATATTTGCTGAAAATACTGAAGAAAGATCTCATCATGGATTCACTCTGACGATTCCTAAAGATAAAATTAACAACCTTCTGAACACATAACATGTACGAAAAAAGAATTTTTAGCCAACACGGCGAAGATGGAATTATAGAATACCTGGCAAATCATCAAAAAGAATGCCAGAAACGGTTTTTAGAAATTGGTTACGGCGATGGTAGACAGAATAACAGCCTAAACTTATCTCGTAACCATGGATGGTCTGGCGTGGGTGTTGATATGAGAGACCAATCCGTTGAACCACCAGGTGGTGTAACCGTAATACAAGAAATGATTGATTTAAAATCTGTGGATGAGCTCTTGGCAATTTCAGGCAAGAACGTTGATTTTTACAGTATTGATATTGACAGTATTGATTATTGGTTAACCGTTGCACTCATGGACGCTGGTTTAAATCCTGCATTTGTGTGCGTTGAAATCATGAATGGGGCTGGTGATGAGGTTTCTGTTGCACCGCCATTGCGTCCAGGATTTAAATATAACAAATTCCATATATGTGGTGCATCGATACGTGCTTGGCAAAACTTTTGGACGCATCGAGGATACAAATTCTTAACCATGGACAAAAGCGGAATTAATGCATTCTTTTACCATCCAGAAAAATTTGAATGTATGACCGATTATCCAGTTATTGAATATGTGCCATCCAAAAAGAACAAAGGCTACGACGACTGGTTAAGTATTTTTAATCATCGCGCCAACATCGAAGAGTGTATAGTAACTGGCAAAGAAACAATCAAGGACATCAATGTTTAACGTAATTACCGGTCTATCGCAAGACTACTACAATACCATTGGACAGAAAATGATTGAGTCTTGGCTAGATTATTGGCCACAAGACATGCAATTAACCGTGTATACTGAAGATCAGCTGAAGTTGGATCATCCCAGAATCAAAACAGTTAACCTAGATACCATGGATTCTGATTACCATCAATTTCAACAACATAAAATGAAATTGGCAACCAGAGCAAAAAAATTTGCTAAAAAAGCATGGCCGATTATGAAAAATCTTGAATCTGACACTGGGTATCTTATCTGGGTAGATGCCGATGTAATTACCATAGGCAATATTCAACACGACTGGTTACTAGATTTGATTGGCAAAAATCAGTTTAGCGCACACATAGGTGTTATGCAAGGTGAATATTATTCTGTAGAAACTGGATTTTTTATTATCAATCGTTCTAACTCATATAAGCAAGCATTCTTAGATGAGTATCAGAGAATATATCAAGAACGTGATTTTACTAATCAGCACAAACCTTTTGATGGTGATGTATTTGGCAGAGTTATCCGAACACTACGCAGCGATCCAGAGTTTAAATATCGTGAACTCAATCCAGAATATGCAACAGCACGCAGTCCATTCAATGGCATTTTTAATGGATATATGACCCATTACAAAGCCAAACGCAAAAACGTTTTTTCAGAAGATCAATGGCTTTAAGTGCGCCCAGGCTTCGCCGCGGATTTGCTCATCACTAGTCCATTGTGTATATGCAATATCGTACTTCCATTGTGTAGTATCAATATCATATTTCAGGTGTTCTATCTGCGACAAATCATGATGCGTTACTGGCCAAACCATAGATCCATTGTTAAGTGCAAATGTAGGTATCCCATTGCAAACACTTTCAACACCACTCAGGCTGTTGTACGTAATCACACAGTATGCCTGTTTAAGATCTGCCTCTAATCCTTCACCGCCTTGTGATCCACCCGATGTTAGGTTATCGCTCAATCTAATATTTTTTCCTTGAATACCCTGTGCTCCTTTGATTCCGCCATTGAGATTGCGTGGATGTGGCCGTATGATGATTTCTCTATCAGTGTATTTTCTAATCTCATTAACCGTGTGTTGCATCCATTCAGTAAATGATTTAAAACCTTGATTGTAGATTTCCACAATACTAGAATCACCTTCTTTTTGACCCATCAAGATAATTTTATCTCCAGGGCTGCGCCAATCTTTTATTCGCAAGCCTGTAGTTCGCTCAAACTTTTGCCATCTATCAGGTGGTGAATTCTGGTTACCAAACACACCATCTGTCCATTTGTAACTGTACCAACCTAATCGTTGGTATGTGCCTGCATACTTTCTAAAGTTTGGACTTTCTTGCACCAAAAACGGTTTGCCAGAATTTAAGATATATTCATATGGCCCATTGCGATTTACTGTTGCAAATTTGGGTTTTAATAAATTTGTCTGTAAAAAAGCATCAGCTTCTTGTGCAACAGGATCGTCCACAGAATCTGCCAGTGCATAATCATCGCCGTGACTGCGAATACCTCTGGTTATGTGTTTTACTGCTTTAACACTTCCACGAATGCCCACCACGTTAATCATTCAACGATCCTTATACAACATTGATAAGAACCACTGATTGAGACAACTTCAAATGATCTGTCATATTTTTCAATCCATTCACACAGAGCTTTCCATTCACCTTCACGCCAGAGTGGATAAACTTTGTTTTTATCTGGTTTGTTGAAATAACACATCTCATCAAAAACAATAATAGTATTTTTTACGATATAATCGTTTAATTTGTCTAACACATATATGGTAGATGAGTATAAGTCAGCATCTAAATGCAAAAATTTTACTTGCTGCATTGTGTTATTTTGTTCTAACCAAGGTTCCAAACTTTTATCAAAAAATCCCACAATCAGTTCAACATTAGAGTTAACTTCGGGAAGACTATTTCTAGAAAAATGTCCTTTTTTATGTTTAATATTATCAGGATCTGCTTTTTCTGAATCGGTCATGATCCAATCTTCGGGTAACCCTTCAAAAAATACATCGAATCCGTATACAGGTTGGTTTGGCATTTGATCTGCAATGAAATTAGTAGTCGATGCAGTATTAACCCCAAATTCCATAATTTCGCCAGGGATCGAGCATTGGTCTAGCGCATATGTTAGGTGCTGCATTCTTGCAACTCCGCCGCGTTCGCCAGCACCAATTAATGTTGCATTTAAAAAATGCGAAATATCTATGTTATTTTTATCTACAATCATGTTATATAGTTTCTCATGTGTGACCACGCACTACCATTACTTAGCTCTTTAAAATTCCAATGGCTCATACAAATACGCTCAATCCATTGCTGTCTTTCAAAAAATTGGGGTGCTTCTATAGCCTTTATTTTAGTATTTGCAACCGGGTGTGCCTGACTACGTTTTCCACCATCAACCGGATCAGTAACAAAAACCGGAATACCTTCAATAGCAGCAGCGACACCTGGGCTAGAATTATATGTTACCACACACCAGGCACGTTCAAAATCATCTAGTATGCTAGGCTGATTGCTGATTTCCCAGTTGCCCTGATTTTGTTGCAGGTATTCATTAGCACGTTTATCACCTGGATGTGCTCTGACTAGAATCGGGCGATCAGTATGTTGCTTGATACTCTGAACTGTGTTGTGTAACCAATCCACGACAGCAAACCCATCCATGCTCCAGCCACCATTTCTTTGTGTGCATATCAATATATGCTTGCCAGGATGCCTCCAATCCTTTAGACTTATATTGTAATCACGTCTAATCTGCAACCAACGCTGTGGATCCGGATTATCCCAAAAATATTTTCCTGTGGTAGGAAATATTCCATCCATGCTATATCGATGGTATGCAGGAGTTTTGATACCAGTATAATTAAACAGGTTGCTATCTATGATAATGGTGTGACGATTATGTGTATTTTGTGAAACCTGTCTACGTAAACCTAGATGTTTTGTATCAGGACTATTTGCATGAACCCATCCTTGTATGACACCAACATCTGCCTGTAATAAATCTCTTGAATTGTGTACAACACCGATGTCTCCAGCCGCATTTACACCGTCCGCAAATCTAATGAGCATTTCTGCTTTTTCAGGATTCTTACGTGCGTTGGGTATCCCACCCAAATAGCTCACGACTTTCATGTTCTTTGTTTGATGATTTCCCAAAATTTTTCAGTGGCATTACAACACTCATCTAGTGCATTGTCGTATTGTTCAACGTCATCAATTATGTCTTGCCAGTCTGTACTGCTATTAATAAATGTTGGCTTGTGCTTCATGTAATTAAATTTACTACTCCAGGCATCTACTACAATAACTTTTTTGTTTAAAAGTGTCCCCCAGTATGCTCCGTGATAACTGTTGGTTATGATAGTGTTCGCACTGCCTAATAATTCAATAGTTTGCTCAATGTTGCTCCCTGAGTTAATAAATCTAGGCACGGATTCTGCACCAAAAGTCTTTATGAGTTGTTTCTTGTGCTCAAACCAAATCACATCATTACGCACAGTATATGTTTTTCTTAATGCCGGGTGCATGCAACTTGCACATGGTGCCCATTGGTATCCAGTGTTATGATCTCTGACTCCCACTAGATCGTAATCAATTAGGTAATCCGGATATTCTAGATTCTGTGGTTTGATTTTTAGCGCCTTAGCATCAGAGTTGTTATGTCCTGCACCCCAAATAACTTTATATTCAGGTCCGTTGGGTATATTTGAGTAAGTGTCTTTAATTAATCTCTCAAACTCTTTAGTAAATTCTTTATGCATTTCGTCCAGAGATTGATCTGTCAGTTTCCAGCGCATTCGGAATAAACGTTTAAGTCGTACTCTATCAGGATGATCTGTTAAATCTTCCATGGCTTGGTTAAAATTTGGATTGTCAATTAATCCCCCACCGCCAACAATCAGATTTGTATTCACAGGAAATCCTTTTTTGTTTAAATCGTCAATGTCAACTACGTCATATTCGTCATCATTCAAAAAATACTGTAATGGGTTAGCTGCCCAATCACCCACGTTGTTTTTGTCTGCACGATGTACTACTGTAAATTTTTTAGCCATACCATTCTTCTAGTTTTTGTTTAGCACTACCATCAGTTAATTCATTGATATGAAATTGTCCATATGCTAAATGGCATGCCCATGCATACCGTTTATCGTTTGATGGATAGTAAGGGTCTTCAATTTTACTCAGATCCTGTAGCCCGACGGGCTGAGCTGCATTAGGTGCTAATGTAAACACAGGAACACCAAAAAACACACTTTCTGTTGCTGCTACGCTATTAAATGTAACTAGCGCATGTACGTCATTACTTAGCGATTGTTCAAGCGTGTCTGTTAATCTTGCTATTCGTTGTTTGGCACGCTCTCTAACAACAACGGGCCTATCAGTGTATTTTTTAATTGTGTTGACTGTTTGATCAATCCACTGCTGCTGATTTACACCATAAAACTTGCAAGGTTTTTCATCTGGTGCTGCAACAATTATTTTACTTCCGGTTTTCCAGGGATGTATTGCTTTATTAAACTTTTGAAACCTGTCTCCAGGTCGCTCAATGATATCTGTATGTTGTAGATTATTTTTAACAATTCTGTGCCAGTACTTCCAGGTACCTTCATTACCAAAGTATCCAGTATCCATATAATAAAACGTGCGGTTATCTTGCCAACATCGTTTTATTATTTTGTGCTTTAGTATCCCACGTAGTACAATGGCATCGTTACTCTGGGCGTAATCAAACGTTTCGGTATCGGTTGGTACTGACTTGCAACCGCGTGCAAAATCATTAATGTATCTGTCTTGGCCATTTTTACTTAAAAATATCATGTTGCTCGCAGTATTCAGTTAAAATACGTTCGCGGTGCCATTCGCTACCCATAGGGGTATTAGCAAATTCGTGAAAACTTGGCGTACCTAATGTATAATGTAACAATTTAGCATCAGGGTTCACACCATACTCATCCGGTAACCAGTTCCACTCTGCAGGTAGTTCGCCAATACGTTCATCTTTAATCCAGCTAAAGCGATGCAAGTGTGCGCCAGTTGCCTTTTGAATGTAATCTGGCTTTAACACTCTGTTAGGATGACTGTTACAATTCCAAAGTATAACGCTTGACCAGTTCTTGCGTGGATAATTTTCGTTTTTACTGCCAAGATACTTTGTGGTCATCTTGGTTTCATAATCATGTTTGACTACCATCACGTCTTTATCCATCTCACGCAGCTCCCACAGTTTAACAATATCATCGCGCACAATCATATCGCCATCCATAAAAATAGCCCATCCAAGATAATCCATTAAGTGTGGGACAAGAAATCTACTGTAGATAAAATGGTTACTTCCATCTGTGTGCGTTTCCTTATAATCATCAAACAAGTTCAATGCTAATGGAATAATCGATACTGGTTTGCTTGCATGTCTGATAATCGAATTAGCACACGTGTGATATGCTATAGCTTCTCTTGGATCATATCCTATAAAAATTGGAATTGGTTTCATTTATATCCTTTTAGAGTCAATGTAATTAATTATCTTGGCATACATTCTTTGAGCAAATTCCAAACATATCCGCTGGAAAACTCATCTCCCTTCCATTGCTGAAATGCAATACGGTTACACCATTCTGATCGATCAAATTCCAAACTATCTTCAATCTGCAATATTGAATCACCGCTAACTGGAGCAGCAACCGCACTTGAATCCAATGTTATGGTTGGAGTACCATATAACACACTTTCAACTGAACTGGTACTGTTGTACGTAATCATACACCAGGCACGATTTAAGTCGTCATATAAATCAGGCATTGTGGAAAACTCAATGTCTGAATGTTCTCGTTGTATGAAACGTTCACTTCTATGATCCAGTGGATGCGACCTAACAATAATTGGCCGATCTGTGTGCTGTTTGATATTGTCAATTACGCCTGACATATATTCTTTGTAATCGATATCATTATACGTCAGTCTGTTTAATGCTGAATCTGCTGCTACCTGAAGATTAATTAAAATAGCGTCGCCTCTGCGTTTCCAGTCGTGCAATCTTATGTTATATTTGCTCGATAATTGATCCCATCTTCTATAACTAGAATCGTATGGAAATACGCCATCATCCATAAAAAAACTATTCCATGATAGTTTAATCCACATATCTTCAAACGGGACGCTACCTCCAAAACCGCCATGCCTATTAGAATTAGATAATAACTGTCGTATAACAGGTGCCTCTCGTATTAATATAGGTTTGTTTAAACGCTGGCTTATTTCTTCAACGGCTTCGTAGATATAATTTGTTGGGCGTACCTTCTTTTTAATTCCGTTCTGTACAAAAAAGTCAAATTCTGATTTCTCAACATTTTCAAAATCGATTGATTCAATACGATCATCTGTAGTGGTAGATATAATATTGTTAAACTGTTTAAGTTTTTTCCATTTTGGTTGTTTAACTATTATACCAATCATTCCCAGTTCCATTCAGTAATTTGTCCATCGAATGGCTCTGTTACAAATTCTGGTAGCCAAGGCTTCAAACGTTTTATATCACCTGAATCATATTTTAGCTTAGGTAAATCAAAATCGTCAGCCTGCGCTATAACTGTGATGTTATAATTATACGTCTTAATATGTGCATTCTTACAGTTAAATCCTGCTAATACTAAGTTATATAATAAAATACCTGCATTCCAAAGAGTTACATGACCGCCGACAATATTATGTTTCAATGGCGGAACAGTAATACACGTATATCCACCTATACGAGTTTCAGATCTGACTTTTTTAAGAAACTGGTTTACATTTAACTGATGTTCAAGCACGTGACTAGCCCAGGTTAAATCTTGTGGCACAAACGTTAGATCATTATAAAATCCTTTGGCGTCCATCGGATAGAATTCATCATTGATATCTGTTGACGTTACAATCTTGCCTGCTTCCAAGAATTGTTTTGAGTGAAAACCGTCACCAGCCCCAATATCTAATACAGTATGAAAATCTAAATTGTTAATACAAAATTCAAGACCGTCTTGTGCCCGTGATTTCTTTCCTTTTGATTTCTTAGTTTTCATCTTTTACTGTTTTCCCATAAATCAAAATCAGTGGCATAATACTGTTCAATCTTAGATATTGTTTGTTGGTTAATCGCTGGCGTCGTGATATTGTCAGTAGTATTAAATCTATACAATTGAAGAGTCAAATTTAATGTTTGGTTTACTTTATTTAATCCTTGTTCAAAATTCTCAGTTGTAAATAATATACAGTTTTTAAAATCATCGATGTGCTTAACAAACCAACTCTGTGAGCGTAAATGAACATTTCGATCTTCTTCTGACATATCGTTGATCAAATCAACAAAATAATCTAGATTTTTAATGCCATTGCTAGCAATGCCATTGACCACAATGTTTTGTTTCTTACCTTGTGTGATATCTTTGAATGTTGATATCAATCGTTTAACTGGATCTCTAAAATGTATCACTGTAGGTAACTTGTTTTGTGCTGGAGAAATATATGTTAAATATTTTTTATATTTTTTATACCAATCAATGTCCCAATTGATGTCTGATTCACTAATGATTTTTTGTTCCAGCCAGACGCTAGTTTTGAAACTACTTGAACCATTTTTTGGAATGCCAATATAATCAAAATTCAAATCTGTGTATCTTATAATACAGTGTTCTTTAGTTTTCATAACGCTCCTTTAAGATATCGCGCATGAATCCGTTTTCAATTTCGTTTACAGTAAATTGTCCGTAACTTAGACTTTTGATCCATTCCCAACGATTATCTGGATAGTATGGCTCTTCAATCTGGCTAATGTCTTGAAGTGCCATTAAATCGCAACAACTTGGTGCCAAGTTAAACACCGGAACGCCTTCGCATATGCTTTCGATACAGGCTAAACTCTGATGTGTAATTATGGCCCAGGCATCATGTAAGTAAGGTGTTAACGGATCGTCGCCGCGGTCTTTGCGTGTTTCTTTGAAACGATAAAATATTTTTCTGTCTGTATATTTGCGCAACTCGTGCTTTAGCCAAAATACCCATTCATATTCATTTTTAAATTCGGTGTAATACTGAACTGGAAATTCATCTGGGGCGACTATAAGAATATAATCACCAGTCTTGCGCCAATCTTTGAGTTCTACATGATATGACCGTATGCGTTTGTCGTCGCAATCAAATATTTGTGACTCTTGGAGATTGTTTAAACTGAATCTGAATGTACTGGCTGCTTTAGTATTAAAGAAATACCCTTTATCGTAATGTAAATATTGTCCATGTTCGAATACCTGATGTTGATATTCATTGTATTTCCACGGACCAACGGTGAGATATGTTGATTTTAAATCAACTGTTGCAGTTTCTTCAACAGGAATACTCTTGCTTATATGCGGGATCAGTTTGGCAAGAACATTATGCGGACGTTCAAAATATTTTAATTTCTCAAACATCAATAAAACAATGTCTTTTTAGTCTTCGCCGAGCCAGCGAAGACTACGATCTAACCATTCGAGTACAAGGTCTTGCTGTCTAAGATACCCATATGAATTAATACTGTTAACAGCACTTTCCGGAAGTAGACCAGTCTCGGCCAAATCGTACCAGCGTGTAGTTTTTGGATCCATTGGATTAATATCTGATTTATATACAATAGCGCGAACCCATGGATCGCCTATATCTTTTTTCATAAACGCACAATCAAATCCAGATACTGATAGCATATGCATCAAGCTAACTGGAGTATAATGAAAGTATTCATAATCATATTGCCTAGCTGTAAACCTATTGAACACTAATTCAGTAGTTGATGGCACAGTCAAACAGAGCATTGCACCATCTGTCATTATATCATACCATGTTCTAAGTGTTTCTAATGGATTGACCGAATACTGAAACGCATTATTGCACCAAATAACATCAAAACCTTTCTGTTCTTTGTTAAGAGAATATGTTTCAAAATCTCTGCGTTCATATACAATATTCTTGTATTGTTTTGCTATTGGCAAATTGGATTTTAAATCAACGCCAGTGCATTTAATATTTAATGGAATTTTGTTATCATCGTCATCTAAAATGTAAGCGTTTGCCCACCATTCTAAATCAAGACCACTGCCGCACCCCATATCAACAAGGGTATCGATACTCTCCATAAAACTGCTGTACTGCCACAGCAAATCTAATGTTTCAAGTGCATGTTCGTGAGCTTCTTGATCGTTTTTAAACACTCACATCCTCCATCCCTGCTGTGCGTAACTTAACAATATGTCCCATTTGCCATTGTTTTGAATCAAGACCCTTCATGATACCTAACCAGCGATTGCGCATCAATGCTACCTCGTTAATAAGCATTTCCATATCAATTACTTCGCTTTCGCCATCTACATACTTTTCAGCATCTCGACTAGTTAACGCACGAGCATAACCTTCCAAATATTTTTGAAAGTGTTTGCGTCTAATCTTGCGCAATTCAAGGTTAAGATAGTTTAGTACCGCTTCAATCTCTTGTAACTGATTAAACCGTTGTTCAGTAACACCCGGCAATAATTTAATATTTTGCTCTACATTACCGCCGATGCGAACTTCTCGTTTGGCTTCCTGTAGTTCATCGTTATAATAATCAATGAATGCAGGAAGTTGAGAAAGATCTTGTGTTACTTTATTGTACCACATGATTAATAGTCGTCGTTGTCGTCATAAAATCCATAATCATCATCGTCATCCAGATCATTTGAAATGAATGATTCATGATTATCAGAATACTCTGCAAGACTTTTGATAATATAATTATCGTGTGCAACGTCTGCCATTTCGCTGGCATTCATACCGTTTTCAATTAAAACTGCAACAAAATCATCTGCTGCCTGTTGGAATCCTCCACTAATATGTGGACGCAATGCTTCCCAAATTTCCATAACTATATCAGGACTCATATTCTTCTTCTGCTCCAAGACTTTCAATTTCTTCAGACTCATGGTTATGATCTGCTAAATTAGCTGCTGCATCCATTTCAAGAGCAACATCGTGGTTACTTATCTGTTCTTCAGAAAAAGCAAAATCCTTCATCAGGCGATCCAGAACACCATCATCATTATTTTCCCAGGCCTTACGGAAAGCAAGCACTTCTTCACCAGTAGAACGCTCCACAAAACGCAAACGGTTACCTGACTTGGTCAGCAATCCTTTCTTTTCTGCTAAATCAACTAGTCCTGAATATGGGTTCATTCCTGTTTCATATGGGATCTTGACTTGTACGGCTTCAAACGGTTTAGCGTAGCGTGTCTTCATTACCTTACATGCAGCACGGATGCCTTGTACATCAGAAGTCTTATTACCATCCTCATCTTCTTTGAGCTTCAGTTTACGCATCGCTACCACAATCGAACTCGCATAGATAAAGCCCTGACCACCCGAAATCTTATCGTCTGGATCAAACATGTCTTGTGATGCATATGTGTGATTAGTTGCTACAAGTCCGACATTATAACTACCGAACATGTTGACACAGTTGCGCACAAGTGCTGTTAATGCTTTGGGTTTGCGACCCAGGTCACCTTTGAGGTCGCCTTTATCGAACTGATCAATATCTGTTGGTGTCAACAACATGCCCAGAGAATCAATTACAAATAGTACTTTAGGTCTCTCATCTTCTGGCATTGTCTTATAATCTTTCATGAACATTGATACAGTTTTGGCTACATCATCGATCATGCTCATGCTCAGTTTCATTAATTTTTCTTCAGATGTATCAACACCCAGAGCGTGCAACCATTGTTCGTCAAGTGCATTTTCTGAATCAATCAGTACAACAAAAATTCCTTGATCTTGCGCATGTTTGACAATATTACCAGAAACAAAATATGATTTACCTGCACCGGATTCACCAGCAAACACAGTAACTTTCCCCATGGGGACGCCTTTATTAAAATCTCCTGAAATTAGATAATTAAGTGCATAATTGCCTGTTGAAATCCAATCAGTCGGGTCATTGAACCCAATGCTAAGTCCGTCAATTGACTTTGTAATGTCTTTACGGAATTTGCTCACGTCAAATGGTTTAGCCATAATTTTTCACCTTTTAAAATAGTATTATATAAATTTAATTGCAAATTGTCAATATTTCTGGTAATCCCAGAAACCGTTTTTATAGTTAGGATAACATGTTTTGTTTTCATTCCAGAATACTTTAATCATTGCATTTGCATTTTTGATATAAAGACGAGGCGGCTCTGGCCAATCATACAAAGCACTTACAGATGGACATGGAATACCATTAAAATATATGTCATTATCAAATACTATTGTTGCTTGATTAACATTTCTCAAATCAACCATGAATTCCACTGGTTCTGAAGAATTATCAATTGTGACTGAGAATATTCTGTTATGAATACCATATGGTTTTATGAAATCAAATTTGTTTAACTGTTCTATTAAACCAGCCGATAGATCGTTTCTGTTATCATTGATTATTTTACTCGGATTATAATCATAAAACACACTATCGTGTATTCCTTCATAAATGTATGCAGATACTGACCAAGAATCTGGGATTGACTTAACAGAATTACCAAATAATGTTTTTGAATGTGTCAAAAACTGCCTCATCTTTAAATTATTTTGAAATTCATCGCCAATTCGCTCACATAATAAGATGTCAACGTCTCTTGGAACATCATTCTCAGATAAACTTAAAAAATCAGTAGTCCATACTTGAAATTTGTTCTCAAAACCTAGATTTTTTAAAATTTCCTGGGTCATTTTAACTCTGGATGATCGAATATCAATACCATAGTAATATGCGGCGCCAGCTTCTAGTGCCAATGATGCAAGAATACCGATTCCGCAACCAATTTCAAAAACCACTTTGTCTTTGACTGTTTTTAAAAAAATCTCTTTATACCAATTGTTTCGTGGTATATCATTGAGAAATGTTAATGCCGTTTTGATTTCTGGGTGTCTAAACATTATATTAGGTTCTCAAGGTAATCACCACTAAAGTATCGATCGTAATTATATTCAATAGTCTCTTGTTCTACCAAATATAAGTCTGTCCAATCATGGACCGACAAATTAGAAAATTTTAAGATCATTTCAATCAATCGTATTAAACGGTGTATCGGATTAGTTATTTCATCAAATGAATAGTCAAATATTTTATCATATTTCTTAAATCCATAAAATGTTTCCAGATTTTTGTGCCAGGTTGGCTGTGCATAGAACACAAAAAGTCCTCTGGTAACGATGCTTAACAAAAACTTTTCTGAATAAAATGGATAATAACTTACCGGAATTGTCTCTGATGAGACATTTACAAATGATCTAGTTACAATGTTTTCCAATACCTGTAGATTATTTGTATGACTGAACTGTTGATAATTTAAACTAATAATTTTATTGTTAAAATCACTGGCTGAATCCACAAAAAATTTATCGTAGACAGAATTTCCGGCCAGTAGTTCAACATCACCAATAATCTGGTCCCACGAAAATTGAAAATTTTTAGTACAGGTATTTTTGTTAAACAGTCCTGTTTTGTTTAAAATTGACAGTAGAAGACGGCGCCCAACATTGTGTGCGCCATTAAAACTACACAAAAAATTATCAAATTTAATTTCAGGATGAATATGGTAATTTCGATAAAATTCCATGCCACTCCAGAATGAATATTTAAACTCTAAATTTTTGTAATTCTGTCTTAATACCGTATCAATGGGAAAATCAAGATACACTAATCCTGTTACGTCATGTGCCCTTGCATATTCGTCAACACGATCTAAAATTTTATTTTTGCCATATGCATAAAATCCACCAATGTGGTCCTCTAATCGCAGAGGAAAAACATATTCACGTGCAGTCAAATATTGTTCAACTAATTGATCGTTCACTGTTTCTTTAAACAATAAAGCAAGTTGCCAATAGCAATAAATTCTAAAATAATTAACAATTCTATCATAACAATCTCCAAATTTAAAAACTCACACCCGGCTTTCGGGTGTGAGTTAGTTACCTTAACTTAGGATGATTGTCGTGCTCGGATCATAGCCAAAATATCTTTTGACTTGTCTGCACTTGCACCTGCTGGTGCTTGTTCTACTTTAGGTTCTACACTTGGTGCAACTTCAAACGGCGGTGCCGTCTCTGCTACCGGTGCTGCTGGTGCAGTTGGTGTTGCTGATGTCGTTGATTGTGATGCTTCTGAATTACCAAAATTCATACCTGCTGGCTTAAAGTAAGATCCCCATTTATCAGGATCATATGCCTTGCCATCAACTGATGCTTCGAACATTTCAGTCATAACCTTTAGTTCAATATCATTTGGTTTATTTGGCAAGAACGATTTCAGATCATACAATCCATATTGCTCAATTGCTGCCAGTTCATCAGCGTTTAGTGCTGTTTCTTTACGAGCCCAAGTGCTAGTACTGTAATCTGCATATCCGCCCTTGGTAGTTTTGGTAATACGGAAATCAAGTCCGTTGTTGTAATCAGTTGGCAGATCATCAAAATCTGATGACAGCAGTGATGCTTTAACTGTGCCAAAAATCTGTGGTGAAATAATGAACCGACGGATTGGATTTTCTGGTGTGTTATCATCTTCAAGAGGATTGTTATGTACAAAACCCTGGAACAAATAACTACGCTTCTTCCAATAACGACCAGCCATTTCTTTAAGACTTGGATCTTTATACCAAGGACGTACTTCTGCTAAAATCGGACACGATTCATTCCACATTTCTACGCAGGGTACTGTCACAACAACCTGCTTACTGTCTCCGCCTACAACGCCGTTAAATGGTAGACGAATAGTTTGACGTTCAATCCAAAAGAATGGGTTTGAAGTGTCACCATCAGGAAGGAAGCGAACAGTTGCGGTTTCGCCTTCGCCGATGTTCCAGTGTGGGTAAATAGCGTTATCGCCTTGGAATGTAGAGCCAGTGCTCTTGTTTTCTTGTGCTGCTAGACGAGCACGAATATCTGCTAAAGATGCCATAGTATATTTCTCCTTATGCCTTATGCCTATGTTTTTTTACCTTATGCCTAAGTGTATGCCTAGAATGTTTTTTCTAAAACAAACAAAACTATTGCTACACTTACCATGTAAGTATAACACAAAAGTATTTAGTACGTCAACTAGAAAATGGCAAATTATCTATATTATTTTTTATTTGGCAATTTATCCCAGATAAATTCAATATCAATATTGCGAGACATCCACCACTCTTTTGTCATTTGCTTATCAGATAAGAAACACGTTGTGAAAATACCTTTATTTGAACCGCTGGGTTGCGGAGGACAATAAAAAGATATTGGAGTTTGATTTAATATTTTTTCTTTGAACTGTTCAATGAGTTCCCATTCACTAACACTAAAGCGTGTGTCAAATTGAATATTCTTATGAATTTCTAAAAAATCATTACAGTGCAATTTACTAACATAACTCCTCAATTCATTAAGAGTCCATTTATCAATGTCTCTAAACGGAACACCACTAGTAGCAACACATAATTCAGATGTCATCCTTATTGGCATCTCAACGTTTAGTGGTTGATAAGGGATCTTTAATATATATTCCAGGTATTTGGCTTGTTGACTACTAACATCACCCGGACCAGGTTCTTGAACTGTTAAAGGTTCTCCAATCCATTTTGTAACATAACATGGGGTAAATTTATTATCAGGCAACTGTTCAAGAAACTCCACATCACCGTCAGTAATAAAGAACTCATCAAAATCTACAACTGTGTCAATATATAATTTGATCATTTGTTGTCGTAACCATCCGTCACCTTTAAACATTGTTAATAAATTTAATGTTTGGTTAGTTGGAATTACTTCTACACCGTAAAAAACTTTACAATCGTCAATATATCCATTCCATGTAAGATTGCTGATATTATCTGCTATAACAGTTATGTTAGACTGTGGTGAGATCTTTTTTATTGATTCAATTGCAAGTTTAGACAATAAAAAATGACCAGGGTATGTAAGTAGTACTATGTTATTTCTCATGTTAGACAATTTGGTAAATCAGGAAGATAAAAACGGGCCAGTTAGGCCCGTTCTATTTTAGCGTATATTGTTTGAGCTTAATTGCCCATGCCTGCTAATCGTTTAATGTCTGCTAGTGCAGCATCAATTGTAGCACTTAATTCCATGCCTTTGTCAGCAATCTTATCGCCTAAGTTCTTTTCTTTAGGCTCTTCAATCGGTGCAACTACAGCAATATCAGTTGTGCTAATTTCTTCTGGTTCAATTAAATCAACCGGTTTGTTATCTAACTGACTAGTAGCAGTGATGCCGTGTCCTAATTCCATATCTAAATCGTTTTCAAGTTCTGTTAAACTTTCATAAATTCCTTTACCAAACACGTCTGTTGCTCCTTCGCTTTCTTTTGCCATCTTAGTAGCAGTTGCGTACATTACTTCTTCTCCGCGCTTACCATAACGCTTTTTGAAGTCTTCTTTTGATTTCTTCATGCCCTTAACATACTTTTCGCGTTTCTTTTCTTCGCCTTTTGTTAATGAGCGTTCGTCAAGTTCTTTATCGCCTTTCTTTTCGGCATCTTGTGCGGCTTTTTTCATTGGCTCTTTTTTGTTACCATCTTTATCTAAATCTAGATAATCTGGCTTACCTGCTTCACTAACTTTGCTTTCGCCTTTTAGCCCAAGATCCATTACGTCCATGCCCATCTTTCTGGTAGTTGGAACTTTGCTCTTGCTACCGTGCTTCGCTACGTATTGATCCCACGCTTCGTCACTACCTGGAGCAAATTCACGCTCTTGGTGTGCTAATGCTGCGGTTTGATCTGAAGCAGGACTAGTGCCATACTTAGCACTTACACGATCTAAATCATCAATATCCATCTGATCGCTCCAGCCTTGTCCTATATTAACTGCACCCTTAGATCCAGTCTTGCTCAATGGTGTTGCTTTAATAGAAGTAGCTAATCCAGCATTTTTTCTTAGACTAGCAATTTCTTTTTCTGTTTCAGCACGGTTTCTTTCATAGTCTGCTGTAGAACCTGCGTCGCGTCCTAAGATACGAGCAATTTCCATATCTTTATAGAACGTGTCTTCTTTATCTTGTGCTGCTTTTTTAATAGCATCTGCTTTTGCTCTTGCTTTTGCTAGTTTTTCTGGAGTAACGCCTTGATCTAAACCATACTTCTTAAGCATCATTGATCTGCGTAGATCATTACCTGCCTTATATGAACCACTAGTTAACCAGTTTTCAATTTCATCCCATTCATTATCAGCGTCTGTATCAAACCTGGTCATGTTGTCTCTGGCCCAGTAATCAGGATCCATGTTTGGATCTCTCCAGTTTGATAAATTACCCGACGGACCAACTAAAATACCTTTAGGTCCTACACGCGAATAACCCGGAGGTAATTGTTCGTCGCCCGGTGCTTCTTCTAACTTTTCGTCTTTTGTACCTTCGTGCCCTGGGACAATTTGTGATGGATCGGTGTTTTTACCTTGACCTAATTCGTCATCTTGTTGTCCAAACTTACCAGCATCTACTTCTTCTACTTTATAACGTTTACCGTCAACTTCAAATTCTGCTTTTCCTGATGCTTTTGCTTTTTCTAATGCACCGCTAAACGCATTGCCCTCTTGCGTCTTTGTTGCGCCTGGAGCAATTGTTGGTTGTGGTTTAGTTGGCTTACGATCAAAACCATAGTTAGGATCATCACGTGGATCATCACGCTCTGGATCGTATGGTTCTGTATCTGATGGTGCAAACCAATCAACACCTTCTTTGCCTAGATCGCTTGCATTTAATTCATCTAAAATATTATTGTTTAACTTACTAGCACGTTCTTGTTCGGTCATTTCGATAATACCCATTTTGCGTGCTTCGTCATTTAAGCGATTAATACGGTCCTGAATTAATTGCTGTGTTTTTTCGTCCTGAAATTCAGGATTTATCATCATATCATATAATGCCTTGCTCTTTTCTAAATAATCTTCTCGATCCAATAATGGGGTATCGCTGTAACCTTCTTCAACTTGTTGTTGTGGCTCTTGGAACGCAGAAAAATCTTCATATACTTTTTCTTGCATGCCGGCTAGTTTGCGCCATGCATTCATTTCTAGCATATGATCACGTTCTGCCTTGCGTTGTTCTTCACCAGTATCAATATCTAGTTGTTCATTAACATCGTTGTTTAATTCTTGTTCTTGATATGCTTTTAGTTCTTCAATATTATTAAATGGGCCGGCTACTACCTTACCATTTAATAGTGCAAAGAAACCTTGTGCTGTTTTAATAGCACTCATACCATATTTGTTCATTCCACGTGCACCAACATCAGCAGCCTCGTCAAATTCTAATTCATCATTACCGCCAAGTATACGATCAGCTAAATCTTCTAAACCTGGATGAGAATCAGTATACATTTCAAGCCAATGTTCAATAACTGGACGAGCATCTGCTTCTGGATCATCTTCTGCTAATGCTGCTAAACTATCAAATAATTCATCGTCACCAATTACATCATAAAGAATCTCAGTGGCGTTCGATGCGTCTGTTCCAACTGGAAGTGGTTTTGCTAAAATATCTTTTAGTTCTTTAATTTTAGCTTCGTCGTCTGGAATAGCCCAGGTGCCTTCGGTTACGTTCTCTGCCCAATTGGCAAATTGATCAAATTCTTTCATAGTCGATTCCTTGGTGTCGGTTGGTTGAATGTTTTGTGCGATATATGGAAGTGCTTCTTCGATCTGTGCAGGTACAGATTTTGTAATAAATGACCCACGCAATGCTTCAACAATAGCACTATCTTGTTCTAATGTGGCAGGATTCCAAGATTCTTTATATGCATTATATCCTCGCTTGCCTGCTAGACTTTTTAATCTGTTACGCACAGTTTGATAGCGATCACGGCCTGCTGCAACAACTTCATATTGTTCCGCATCATCATTCTCAGTAATTGACTTTGTTGTTCTTACAAATTTACTTAAAATATTTGCCTCACGTACCATTTCTGTGATGTGTTGTCCGAACACATCATATGGTGTTCCGCCTTCAGCCACGTGTCTGGCCATGGCACGTCCGCCCACTAGTGTAGTAAACGGTAATTTAAAACGTTCGCCTTCGGCATTTTCAACAAATAATTTATCAATAGCTCTCCACCGCTGATCGCCTTCTTCAATTGCTTTACTGTGTACAATCTTTAGTCGTGTTGTTCCTGGCTTATTATTATAGCTAGTGTGTTTGGATCCATTCCAACCCTCAAACAACCCTTCATTGATAGCAGCCATGCCTTGCATGCTATACTTTAATTTGTTTAAATTTTTTGGTGTAAACGTTAATAAACTACGTGTGGCAAATGTTTTTAATTGATTTAAAAAATCATACCAAATATTTTTATCAGCAGGATCCATAGTTTTACCAATATTATCGCCAAAATAAACTTCAAAGTTACTCTCATCATCGAGCAATATAATTACAGTCCCGTAATTATTACGATTTGCTTCAAATTCAAATCTGAACATAACGGCATCAGACGGCGATATAACCGATTTACCCTTTTTATCCAGGGTTTTAACATTGAAGTCTTTGCTGATTAATAAATTAAAAAGATCAATTGCTGTGCTATCCATAATTCTTCTGCTTTAATACAGTGTATTTATGTTCAGAACAGTATAAACGGCATTGGTTCTATAACTTCGTCGCCAAAGTCGGCAATTTGTGTGTTGAGTTCTGCATGGTAATTTTGTAGTACTTGCATCATACGTACCGCTAGTACCGTTGCCATTACTAGATCATCGGTCTCGCCAATTTTAGCAGCATAGCTTGTTCCGTGTGCTACGAATGTTTTAAATTCTGATATAAGACTTTTGCTATTAACAGTCATCTTTTTTGTTTCGACTAAGTTTTTGAGTTTAGCACAAGCAGAAATCTTAGATTTGTTGGTAGTGTTAAATCCTTTTCGTATACGCACACCAGAAGACCTAGACACTTTAGGTTCACTTAACATCATGCCCGGAAAATTGTCTTCACCAAATTCTGCTAAACTAATCAGCGCCGCTTCACCAATAGTGTTGTTTTCTATAGAATAATAAATGGAAGTACCATCTTGTGTTTTATCATAGATTGCTTTCACAATATCGTTAAGAATGCGTATCTGTGTTGGAATAGGTGTTTTGTTATGCTTCCACTCAGCAATTTGTGTTGTGCTATTCGCTTCGAATACCTGTATTGCTGCCGGATCCCCACCTGTGCCTAGACTAGGATCAAGTGCCACAACGTATAACCGCCCAGGTTGTGGTTCTTTATACCATCTGACCTGCCCTGTTTTGTATACGGGTTCAACTCCTTCCATATCAACAAGTGTAGTAGCGTTAATAAGAGTCTCGTCGTTGATAATGAATTCGCAATCCATTTCACGGCGGAAACGTTCTTCGCCAATGCGCCCACGTTCTTCTTCTGCCCACTTATCATCTCTATCTGGATGATCTCTCCAGTAAGATCTATAGGCACGGAATCCGTTAATTCCTAGCTCTGTTTCGTTGCCAAACTCATCTTCTGTTTTGTTAGCTTGTTTCCAAATTAACGCGAACTGATCTTCGTCTGAGTTTGGTGTAGAGGTAATAATTGCCTTACCACCTGTTGATAGTGTGGGCGAAATGGAAGTCCAGAATTCTTTAGCAATACTAGGTCGAACAAACGCAAATTCGTCACAATATAATAGTGTAATACTCATACCACGCCCAGTGTTATCAGTAGTTGCTTGTGCCACGATACGTGATCCATTGTCAAATTCAATTGATCCTTTGTTATAGGATGTTACACCAGCACGTATGTGATCTGGGCATAATTCATATGCATAACGGATACGTTGCATAATTTCCTGGGCGCCTGCGTATTTGTGTGCAGCAATCAATATCGTTGAATCTGGTTTAAACATACCATACCACAACAGATATCCTGCAGCACTGGTTGACTTACCAGTTTGCCTGGGCATCAGACTAATACTAAATCGATAGTTATGATAGGTTTCAATCAATTGTTTTTGATATCCAAATGGATGATAAACCATTTTTCCTTTAGTAGGGTGTTGGATATAGAAAAAGTTATCCATGAAATACACAGGACCAAGAACTGGATCAGCACATTTTACAAACTCCTGTAATTGATCAGAAGTGTAGTTCATTTTAGCGTGTGCTTTTTTGGTCAATACTCCTTCAAGACTTTTTGACATATTTTACTACCTTAATCGTGTATTTACGTAAATACCACGATGGCTCATACATTAGTTTTAGGTCCGGATTACCAACCATTAAGTTATATTCCACTCAGTGCCGTGCATTGGCAACAAGCAATTAAACTATTGTTTCTTGACAAAGTGCATGTTCTAGAATGGTATGATGACTGGAACGTTCACAGTCAAAAGACTATCATGCGTGTGCCAAGTGTAATTGCATTAAAATCTGGATATACCAAACGCAAAACAAAAACGTTTAGCCGAACAAACTTATATATTCGCGACATGTTTCAATGTCAGTATTGTGGAGACACGTTTGCTCCAGCGCAATTAACAATTGATCACGTTGTTCCCAAAAGCATGGGCGGTAAAACAGAATGGGATAACTGTGTCAGTGCTTGCAAACCGTGTAATTGGGCAAAGAGCGATCGACTGATTAAGCCTAAACGTTCTCCATTTACACCAGACTACTATCAATTGGCAAATTCAATACGCAAAACACAAATACGTATCAATCACCCTTCGTGGGCACAGTATTTAAATCTAGAACAAGAACCCGTTGTAATTAATCAACGATAAAAAAGCCCGCTTTCACGGGCTTCTCACTTTAAAAGCAATGGTAGCGAGAGTTGCTTCTGGGTAGCTAGCACCAGACGCCTGTGGATTTTGCCACAAGCCGTGCCTATAATGGTCCTAAGGCACAAGCCAGTTCAGGCCACAATTGGAGAAAATAGCCTGCTTTATCAGTATGATATAGTGTTTCTATATCATGTATGTGCTGTGCGAGCTTCAACGCTTCGTCTTGTTCTTCAGCACTGTTAAAATTATTTAGTGCTGATATAAAGAAATCACGTTCACCAACGGTTAAATCTGTTCTGTCTAGTAATTTTTCTATTTCGTTAATTGCCAGTTGTTTGACTTGCTTGTTATGCTTGAGCGGATCCAGATATGATGGCTGATATAAACTTTGCCATTGTATTTCTAATTGTTGGCTGCGTGCCCAATCAGTGAATTCATTCAAACATGTTGCATTATACAAGTTATAAACCGCATGAATACCACCCCAATGTCCTTGATTAAACAATGATCTTAGTTTCTGTATATTGTGTTCCAATTGATCCCACTTGCCACCATACCTAACATATTCATAGCGTTCATTTATGTTATCAAAACTTAAACTCCATCCCACATGCGATCGATTTTCTAATTTTTTAAAAACTTTATTCTTAGACAGATCCATACTAAGATTAGTGATAACTGTAACAGTGATATCATCTGGAATAATATCTAATAGACGTTCATTTTCAGGTAACAACAACGGCTCTCCGCCAACTAGAGCTACTTCTCGCATCCAATTTTGATACTGTTCTAAATAATTATGTACTTGTTGATAATAAGGACGAACTTGTGATTTAAATGGAATTCCTTTTAACGTTGCCCATTTTGAACTGCATTTGTCTCCACAATAATTACAACTTTGATTGCAAGTGATGTTCCAACGTACATCAACCAATACAGGTCTATGATAATCTAATTCGGCTGAAGTTGGATCAAAATCCTCACTAACCGAATTGTGCCAATCTCGTTCACTGCGCCCGTATCGTTCTGCTTGAATACAATTATAACAATATTCTTCGTGCATACGACCTTGTTTAAGTGTGGCTCGAATTTCTTGTAACTTTTTTCCGTGAAGAATTTCGTTAATGCCCTGCGTGTTAAGATTTCCCAATATATTAGGATCACCTGCACAGCAAGTTTTTACATTTCCGAAAGGATTGATGTGCAACCCATGCCACGGAGCGGCACAGTAAGTTTTATTCATATGAATACTTATTTGGAACGGCGTTGAGCGCCATTATATCCTTTAAATGGCTTAAATGGAGATATTTTATTTACGGCCGACGGTTCGTCACTGCCTGGTGGAACATGCATTTTCATTGGAACACCCATAAAGGCAAATGCACGTTTAGCCATTTCATATTCTTCTGGTGTGTAAGTAACCATCATTGGTGCATTATTAATCCAACTATATGCATCTATATCGGCAAAATCTTCGTTTGATTGTTCAGTTGACAATCGGCCCATGAGCATTGAAGCACGATACATGTCATAATACTTGTCTGCTGTATAAACAGATCCTGGGTTTGCTTCCCAGTAATTTAATGGCATTCTTCCTATTCTTGCTTCGCTTAGTACTTCTTTAAAATGTTGTCTTGTTTCACTAACAATAGAAGCTACTGTTTTGGTTGTTTGGTATTTTAAATGCCAATTTCCATTTTCAAATGTTAGTTGGCTTTCGCTAACTTCTTTAATACCAGGAAAAGCAGCTAATTTTAAATCCTTTGGAATAGTAATAATGTGCTGTTTGCTTTTTGGCGCCCATTGATAGTCTAACTCAGGAATTGCTTTAGCATATAATGCAATCTGATTTGATGTAACACCAGTTCCTTCTTTTTCTAAAATTTGATTTAAAATATGGTCCTGAATAATGAGGACAATATCATTATCGGTTTGGTGCTTATCCATTATTTTTGGATTGTGCGAGTATTTTAGCACGTTAAGTAACGCACGACCCCATTTGCTGTAACGTCCAATGCGGTCAAAATCTACTACCGTTTTGCCTCTTGCTTCATTAGCAATGGCGTGTTTTAACACCTCGTTTGTAGCGGCATCCATTACAATAGTAATACTATCTGCTACATTGGTAATCTTGCTTTCAATTACATACTCATCGTTGACACTAATAACCACGCTATCTCCAATGCGTGGTTTTTGTGAATTCAAAATGTAATCAGCAAGTTTTTTCATTAATCACCTTTATCCATTACTTTACGATCTGTTAAAGAACCAAACGGATTTTCGTATACACTCATTACAGTGGCACGGTTATCTTGTTTTGCTCTTAAACTACTTGCAAATGCTTCTGCTTTCTCAACTACTTCTTCATCGCTATCAGCATACATCATCATGCCAACAGTTACCCAATAACGCTTGCCTTCGCCATCTGCTTCATCCAAACTTTCATCAAGTTTGGCTACTGCTTTCTTTAATGCAGGTGAGTAATCCCCTGAACGAATATCATCTAACCATTCGTCATAAGTCATACTGTAATCGTTTTCTTTATATACACGTACAAGATATGCCTGAGCTTCTCGTTTACTACTATACCCTTCAACAACTTTACTATATGGATTTTCAGTTAACATATAATCTCTAGAAAGAATGTCTTGATATCGTTTGAGAATTTCCGCTTCAGTCATTATTTTACTTCCTTGTATAAATTCCAAAGTCCACGCATTAGATTCTCTTCATTTACTGCCATTGGATTATCACCTGGATATTCCTTACGATACATTTTTTGTTGTTTGCCTAATCCGCCCGATAACTGATTAACCATATAATCAACACTCATGTTTTTTTTATCTGGTTCATTAGCATATTCTTCTTCAACTTGCTCTCCGCAAGGAGTTGTTGTGATGATTTTTGCTTCTTGCTCTTTGTATGGTAAACCAGCTGCTTTCAAAATGGCCACTAGCGCATGTGCATCTTCATCTGTTGCAGTAACATTGACTGTATCTGGCATATCTGTGCCAGCTGATGTGTTAACTGTTAAAGACTCATTAAGAGCTGTATTAAATCTTTCTTCAAATTCACTCATGTTATTTTCCTTAGATGTTTTGACGTTCAAAGCTGTATAATTAGCATACAGCGCATTGCGTGCTTGTCGCAACCCTTCTGGAGTGTTTTCAAAAGTTTGCACAACTTCACCATCTGCATTCTTTAAATGATGTCCTTTTGCATCACTAAAAACTGTTGCTGTATTTTCAGAAAGTTCTTTTTTATTTTCTACACTTTCTTCCATTCTCCAGTATGCTGATCCTGGTGATAGATTAGATTGCACACTGATGAACATAGCAGTTAATGGTGTTTCACCTGGTATATAATAATCTATATTGCCATCTGTTTTGTGAGCTGAGACTAACTTGCTATCGGTATAATCTTGTTCTGTGTACCATTCTTCTAAAGTCGGTGCCCATTCTTTGGCGACTCTTTGAATTTGACGTATAATTGCCCCGTGTGCTGAATCAGGATAGGTTGATAACCATTCATATTCAGCCTCCTGAATATAATTTATCAGTTGTTTCTTAATCTCAGTTTCTGTTTGGTTAATTACTGCACTTGTTGGACGTTTTTTAAACTGAAATTCTGGTGGTTCACTACCGCCGCGCACTTGCGAAGGATGTTTTCCAGAATATTGAAATTTTTGTAAACATTCTTCATCGTCTGGATTACAATCATCTATTGATTTTGGTGATGATTTGTCTTTTGCAAATGCGTATTGTCCTCCACCGGCTCTGATTTGGGCTGCTTGACGTTCCAAATCCGCTAAATCATCATCATTATCATCAGATGCTTCAGTCAAACTAGATATATTATTTAATTTCTTAATTATTGTATATAAGTTCATTTTAGCTTCCAACAGGACTCTTTGTGCCTTGCGGCAAATCGTTTGTGGTTGATGCTGCGGTAGTTTCGCCGCCGGCAATTTCATATTTACGAGTTTCCATATCCTTAACTACATCTTGGAAACTGTTGCCATATGCGTCTGCTGCGTCTTTTTGTTCTGTTGTTTGAGGAGGCAACGCAGCGTCGTCTAACAATGCACCTTCATGTTCTTTAGCAGCAACTTCTGCATCCATGCTATCGTTAAATCTACGATCTAAAATTACAACACGATTTTCAGAAATACCTAATTTTTGCATTAATTCTGCTAATTGCCCTGTGCTTGCTGGATATTCAAAAACCACATCAAAAATATTCACAGACTCGTTTTCTAAGCCTGGAAAATCATATGGACATTTCGTCACTGGGGTGGTTTTCATGTCGCTCATGCTAACCATGTTAAACTTAGCAAAAAGTTTTTTTAGTGCATCGACATGTTCTTTAGGGCAATCGCCTGCGATTTTGATACGATATTCGTAATTCTTTTTAGATTCTGTTAAAAATTCTGTTAGCGAGCGCATTATCTTAACTCCTGAGTTAAGTATATTTATGCGTCATTGTTTTTTATTTGAATTCAACAGTTTTTCAAGAAGCTCATTGCGATCCAACACGTGTCCAGATGCTGTCTCGCTGTCAGCGTCGCCTCTGTCAGCATCAAGTTTTGCCTTCTTTAATTGTAGATCAATCATTTTAAGTTTCTTATTCATCTTAGCAGTTTTAGCGGTAATAGCGTGTCCAAGCAATGAGCTTGCTACTGAAAAAATTTCTGAGCTAAATCGTGCTTCAACATTCATACCTAAATCAACTAAATCTTGATATGTTTTCATTGCTGTTTCAGCAAGTTGATCCATTTCTTTGTCAGATGCTTCAAGATTTTTAACAGCAGGCAAAGCAGCATCAATTTTTTCTAGATTGCTATACCCTTCGTATGTTTGCGGAACACCAAATGATTCTTCGGGTTCTTCTATGATACTATGTTCATCTGAATCATTAGTTGAGGGAGGTAGATCAAAAAGTTCTTCGAGCTTGCGTGTCATGACAATATTTAGCGGTGGAAGATTTGGTCTTCAGTAATCACACGGAAGATTAATCCCTGGCGTTTACACCAATGTTGCGCTGCTTCCCATTTGGCGTGATTTACTGCAACAACAGCACGCTGATTGGCATTTTGTTTTTCAGTCAACATTGATTGGCCTTTTGGTTTAATTTCGATCAGTTCAGCCACCTGTTTGTTGTTTTTTGTTCGATACAAAACAAAAAAATCTGGAACATACTGTGTAGCTTTTCCGGTTAGTGGATTGCGATAAGGAATACTAATGGCTTCGCTTGCCCACTGTAAAATGTGTTCATTATTGTCACAAAAATGCATAAATGAAAGTTCCCAACTGCTGCGATAGCGTGGTTTGCCTTTGCCCACATATTTGTTGGCATTGCGAACTTCATAAATTCCTTGTGAAAATTTAGGTTTAGCCATTTTAGATCGCTACATTCCTCGCAGCATAATAATTTGGTGTAATAACATGCCCAACCCCCAAAAGTGTTGAGTTAGACCGTGTGCTATTCAAATAATATGCCATGCTCATTGTCAATTGCATTTCATTTTGACCTTTGAGATTTTCTAGATATGTTTGCACAGAAACACCAGTATCTTTGGCAATCTGAAAAATGCTGGCTGCAAACTGTTCAGCGAGAGCAGGATCGGTCATCATTTTTTTAAAAAATGAAACCGTAAGATCATATTCAGAAGTACTTACAACAAGTTCCACATTATAAAACTTGTCGTATATTTTTGTTGTGTCGGTCGAGCGTTGAATATTTACCGTTGACATTATTCTTCCCAATAATAATTAATAGAACTACCATTACTTAATACATCGACCGGTTGTGTACTTGATTTTAATGTTGTATCAGTTGCTGGTAAATTTGGATTTACCCACGGTTTAGCTATTGGGTTAGTTCCTGTTAATGTTCCACTAGTAGTTACAAATGTTGATCCTGTATTAGGATTGGTCCAGTTTGTTGCACTCGTAAATCCACTGTTGCTTACAGTAGTTGAGGATCCTAATGGGGAATTGTTGGTTGCAACTTCGGCTTTTGGAAAAACAAAATTACTAACTGCATTTTGCACACTTTGGTTATTGAGTGCTGTTACTGCTGCAAGTCCCACTTGCGCCATGCCTTCCTCGGCAAACATACTGCCTAAATCAGAGTCTTTGTATGTGTTCCAGGCAGTGCCTGCTGTCAATGCAGCACCTAAAATATTACCATTTTGCAGATCACTGATAATATCAGCACCTGCATCAATTAACCCACCTTGACCAAATATTGTATCTGTTGTGCCTGGTTTTGAAAGTTTGCTTGGGTCGGTATCATACATCGCGCCTTCACCAAAGCCACGTACAGCGCCGCCTTTGATTTGACCACGCTGATATTTAACTGTTTCATATTTAACTGTCATCTGATTAACCATCGTCCCACCACTGTTTGCATAATCAAACTGATCATGTGCCCAGTCTGTAATTGTTGGATTAATCAATGTATACTGTACAAAGTTTCCTCTGTTTAAGCCATAGATTTTAATGTCTTTAAAGAAGTTTGGTTTATAATCACTTGGGCCGGTGCCTTGATACCCCCATTCGTTGACATTTCGTAAGTTATCGTAAATATCTCTGCGATTATAATCAAACTGACCGTTACTTAATCCAGTACTTGTATCAGTACCAACACCATCATAACTGTGTTTTGCATCTGAGAAATAGTAGGTATAATAATTATACCACATACTTCGAACTAGATCACTACCGTCATCATGAAACGTAATATTTAATGGTGCATAGTTAATTTTAGTCTGCACGTGTCGTTTGCGATTGTACTGGTTTAGCTCGGCAGTATCAACACTGAACCGCGGCAAGTCGGCGGTTTTGACCATCATACCAATAGTGGCTCTATCAGTAGCCGAGGTTCCTAGTGCTTGAGCTAAACCAGGAATCACATCACTGTTTATTGTAAAATAAACATGGAATAGGTATTTGGTTTGCGGCGCAAGTGCATAACCGTCCGATAAGAACGTTTTACTTGCGTGTTTATAATCTTTTAAGTAGTCGCTGCCAAAAAGTCCTTGTACAAAACTAGTGCCAGTACCACTTAGTAAATTACTAAGCGTGCTACCAAATCCCATTGTTTATTAACCAGTAACTACTGAACCTAGAGTACGTCCTACGTTTGTACCTAATCCACTTTCTAGCGGAGTTTGTAGTGCGTTATCAAAGCGAATGTTTAAACCCATTGTAACTGGAGCACTATCACTATACGCTAACTCGTTATAGTTAACGCTAGTTAAGTAGCAACCATATAGTTCCCAAGTTTCTAGTACGTTTGCTTCGTTAGCACCGTTGCCACCATCTAGGATTTCGCAACGTGTAATAAATTTATAGTCAATACCAGAAGCAGCTGAACTCATTTCCATAAAATCAAACTGCTTCTGTAACTGTTCGCCAACTAGTTTGGCAACGTTGCCAGCAGCATCGTCACGTAAGTTAACTGTAGTATCATCCCACGTATGCTTACCAGCCATACGTACTTTTGAATTATAGATATCAATTGTAATATCATCAAAACTTACGCTTGGACGAGCAAAATCAATTACTTGTTTTGTTAATTCTGTACGTGGTGTTGACACACCAAAGTTTTCAAAAATAATGCGAAAGCGATATTTTAGCTTTGGCATTAATAGACCTTGAGTCGAGCTTGACTGATCGCTCGCTAAAGGTACTGTCATTCTAGTTAATGATGAAACCGCCATATAATGTTTCTCCTAATTAAGTTTTATATGTTATTATTTATCCAGAACCTGGAGGCAAAAAAAGGGGTCAATTAAGACCCCTTTAAAATTATTATAATAGTGTTATTCTATTATAAACCAGCTGCGATTGAACCGGTGTTCTTAATACGTACTGGAATGTAAACGTATTCAACTGCCTTAACTGGTTCAATCGCAATGTCAACATATAGTTCATTACGATCAATACGTGCTGCTGTGTTGTTTGATTCATCACATACAACTAGGTAATCGTAAATACCACGTTTTGCGATTAGATCATTCATTAAACCTTCAATTTGGTTTTTGATTTCATCACGTGTTAGCTTGTCGTTTGGTTCAAAGATGAATCCTTTAGCAATTGATTCAACTTGATCACGTACAAATGCTACTAAACGTGCAACGTTAATACGATCTAATGCGGTACCACTTAATGTAGTCTTGTTACCATAGTTAACTAGACCTGTACCTGGAATAAAGGTTAATGGGTTAACATTGTTTTCATATAATGTGTCACGTACTGCTGAACGATTAGCAATTTGTACAAATGCACCGGTTTGTGCGTTCACATAACCTAATGAGCTAACATTGTCAATTGTACCACGACGTGTACCGGCCGGTGCTAACCATGGATAACCAATTTCGTCATTACGCACTAAAGTACGAATCATCATATGCGACGCTGGAACAACCACTGTGTTACCACTTAGATCGTTAGTTTGTCCTGATGGGTAGAAAACACCTAAATAGCTGTCAGCTACTGATAAACCATCACCAGTGCTTAGACCATTACCTGAGTTATTAGTAGCCCAATCAATTAAACTTGCGCCTGAGTCATCTAAACGTAATGGAGTATCGCCTACAACAAAACCAGTATTATTACGATCGTTGTTTAACGATACTAAATTTGGAATTAATTCTGGGTAACCCGGAGCAGCAATAATGTTAAACACACGCTGTTCTTCGCGAATCTCTGTGTTAGCATCTACACCGCTTTGCATTGCACGAGTAACAATACGACGCTGTGCTTGACGACCTGCGTACATTGAACCATCATTCTTATTACCTGAAGCAGATACCCAAGAGTTCTTTTCTGTTGGTAGAGTTTCGCCTGGATAATCCGTAGCATTGAAATGATTTAATACAAACTGTTTAACATTGTATCCTGAACGACGTGTGTTAAACAGCAATGTACCTGCTGGATAGTTAGCAGCTTCCGGAGCATCAAGATCTAAGTAGTTACTAGATAGTAAGCTAGCAATAGTTGGAATGCTATCTGTAATAGGATCAATTGTTCCTGCTGTGCCCCAACGAGCATCGCCAAAAACAACACCATTTTCAGTTGTGCTATCTGTGTTATCAATTGATACCCATTGATCAACACCATCAACAGCTTCCCAACGTTTGATCATTGGATAGTTTTCTAAGTCTGATGTATCGATCCATAAGTCACCATAAACAAGTGCCGTATCATCTGATTGTGTAGTAGGTGCGCTAGCAGAAACTTGCGGACCTGCAGGATCAGTTGTTGTTAAATCAAAACCACGAACATCATTAGAAACATTTGAATAGCCTTTCCAGTTGCTACCATCATGAATCATAATATCAACTTCATTAATAGTACTATAATACCAGTAAGTTCCATCTGCTGGATCTTGACCAGGTGCAGTACTATTAGCCGAGTATGATGTGCCATCTGGATCTTCCATTGGAATCCAGTTACTTAAAATAATTCCTTCTGCTGCACCATCAACTAAACGAGAGGTTACACCATCAACAGTTGTTGCAAAACCTGCATCTGCTACCGGAGTACCAGAAGTATCAACTAGGTGAATAACTCCGCCTTGAGTATGAGTAATACGAATAGCGCCTGTTGTTAATACTTCAGCCGAAGTATTTGCTACGCCTGCTGCTAGGAACGCTGCTACAAAATCTGCCGCTGTGGTACCACCTAATGTAGCAGTTACCGGAGTTGTCATTGTAGATGAACCTTTAACACTTGCACTAATAGTAAATGTCTCAGTTGAAGTAAATGTTGGGCTAGTTGTATTACCAACGATTGCAGTAGAACCGCTTGCTTGACGTTGGAATAACTTTAATGTTGCAGTATTATTTTCGCTAATGTCGTAACGTGCATAAGTTGCACCAACTGCTAATGCACTTCCGCCGTTGCTTGGATCTAAGTTATAGTTAGCTGTTTCATCATTAGCATAAACAGGGCAACTTTGTGATACAAAACTACCAATAGTACTATTGTATTTCTTAACACTTAGGCTAGTACCTAGGTTAACGTTAGTTGTTTTAACCCATACACTTCCTGTTGGACGTGGTACAGAATCTGTGCTTCTCCAACGTGGAATTGAAGTGTGAGCTGATTGTTGTAATAGCGGTGCATAATAAGTACCTGCTGTGATACCTAAATCAGCTAACGGAGTGCCTGAACCATTTGCAATAGTAACACTAATGTCTTCAGAACTTAAATCATCACCTGCACCTGATTCTACATGGATTGCTAACTTGTTGCTCACTGCTGAAGCAGTAACACCTGTGATTGCAGCGCCGTTAATATCGTCAACAGTAGTTGCAAGTGTTGTTCCAGTTAGACTAATTGTGGTACCATTAATAACAACACTATTGCCGTTGGTAACAGTTGGCGATGTTATTGTACCTAAAATTGTATTTAGACTTGCTTTCCAGTCATCTGATCCAATTAGCACCCAATTGTTGCTTGAATTCTTGTAGTAAACTGGATTGTTTACATTTGTAGCAACAACAGCATAACTACCGATTGTTCCTAAACTGTCTTTAGGAATACCAGAGTCTAGATCGCTAGAGTTAATAATAACTAATGGTACTTTATTAACAAATGCGTTTGTTGTTGAACTCCATTCAAAAATACCCCAAGTCGTTTCAACTGTATCTAACCACCAAGTACCGTTGTCCGGATTACCTGTTGGGCGTGATAGACTAGCAGCTAGTTCAGCTAAGTCAACATCGACACGCTGAATGTAAGCGCGATTGCTAACACCTAATACTGAGTATGCAGCTAGTAGGCCATATTCATTTAATTCATAACCGTTAATTGGAGTACCAGCGGTTGTGTTATAGAAGAATGGATTACCAAATGTGTTTACAAGTTCTCTTTGACTTGTAATTAAATAAGTAGCGTTAGCGTTAGAAGCTAATGTGCCAGCAGCAACTCCTGTGCCTGCTGCGTTAACCTTATTCTGTGCTGTAGCGATTAGAATAAAAGGAACGCTATTTGTAGCAGACGAGCGGTATGCGCTTTCATCAATAATTGAAACTTCAACGCCTGGTGAAACTAGTGCCATATTAATTGTCCTCACAATAAATTGTTGTTATATCTATTTATTAGTTTCACCTTAAATCAGCGGTTTATACAACCTTTGCAAAGGCCTTATATAAGTAAATATATGGAAAGACCGCTATGTTCAGTGTGCGAAAAGCAACCTTGTGCTGTAAATTACATTAAAAACGGTATAAAGCATTATCGTTCTCGATGCAATCAATGCATTGGCGCAAACAGAAGAAAGAAACCGTTTGTTCCACGCTGGAAGAAAAAAGGGTACAAACAAAAAACTACATGTGATAGATGTGGATTTCGTGCAAAGTACCCATCACAGATAGTTGTGTTTCATATCAATGGCGATTTAAATGATGCTGCTATCACAAATCTACGTAGTATTTGTTTAAATTGTGTAGTTGAAATAGATAAGCAAGAGTTACCCTGGAAACAGGGCGATCTCATGCGAGATTTTTAACGCCTAGCTTTTTAAATGTGCGTTGTAGCAGTCCAATTTGTAGAATAACATCTTCAAAAGCGTGGTGGCTGTTACCTAACTTCTCACGATCTGGACTCATTTTATATACTGTACGGGCATCCATTACCTTATAATATTGCCAGGGAATTGGCATACCGTAACTTTTAAATGCGTGTTCGATAATAGTCATATCAAACGCAATACCGTTAGCCCAAATGCGCTCTGCGTGCCACATTAGCCCTTTAAGTTCTTCCAGTGCGTCTTTTAATGGCACACGATCTTCTTCACCAAACGCTTCTGCTTGTGCTAATTCGCCTTGTTGCGCCCACCATTGAATAGTTAAGTCTTCAATAACACGGTCAGGTTGGGACTCTGTGTCAATACGACGATACATTGCGTGTTTGTCGTAAATGGTGTCAGAAAAAGGGTCAAACGCACACGCTGCAATATTTAGAATTACAGCAGCAGGGTCAGAGCCCAGAGTTTCTATGTCCAGCATTAAGTCCATAACAGTATTATAGTAGAGTGTTGAGTAGTTGTCAACCTTTACGTGCTTTGTTTAAAGCACGTATTAGTCTGCTTGCTGTATTGATTTTTTTAGAACGCTCGCTTCTGCGGGC